TCTTTTTTATTAATTAACCTTGATATTTTAACTTTCCAATTTGCAAACTCATTTTTAGGCTTAATTTCTTTGATAATTTGATCCATTGTGACGTTGTACTTATGCTTACAATGTTCAAGTAAATCTTTGTTAAATGTTGGCATTTTTTTAATATCTTTATAATTCATATTTTATTTAACTTATTTTGTCTATTCTCATTTTGTTGATCGTATGTTGACTATGCATAAATTAAATTGCTTGTCAACCAAGTTAAAATAAGTATTAACTAAGAATTATTCGCATGGATGTTAAAAGAAATAAAATACAAGAATTACAAGGTAAAAATTAAAAATATGAGCATTAAACAAGCTAAGATTGAAAATGCTTTCGGCTTATATATACCTAATAAATCAACAATTTATATTCAAAAAAATTTAAATCCTAAAAATTACATAGCGATTCTTTTGCATGAGTTAGCTCATTTTTTGGTGGACAAAGCAAAATCCATACCAAAATCGGAGGAAACTTTTGCAACACTTACGGAAGAATTTGCAAAAATATTTTATCAAAATCCAAAATTAATCAACATCATCAGAAAGTGCATCAAAAAAAATGAAAGTTAGTGAAAACATTATTTTTAGTTTTAATGATCGCATTAGACGAAACAAGCTATCTATTTCATAGATTACCTTTTTCTTATTCTAGCGATCAAGAGCCTATAACCTGTGATGAGTTTTTTGAAAGCAAAGTTATTTTTAAAGATGGCAACACTTTTTATAAAAGATTTATTGTCATGGCTCACCATTGTGAGGATCAATACGGAAATTATTATATTGGATATGAAGAAAAATTAAATTGGCAACTAAATGATACAGATTAAATTGGACTTATTTGAAATACAATCCGCAGCACATCTTGGAATTTTGCGTTGCTTAGAATCTATTAAACACAATGAAAATTGGGGTTATAACTATAAGGGGTCATTGAGTCAAAAATTTGCTCATTCTATATCTGGCAGTTGTGCAGAAGCGGCAGTCGCTAAGTATTTAAATATTAAATTTCCTTACACTTGCAATCATGGAAGTGAGCCAGATTTAATTTACAAAGATAAAAAATTACAAATCAGATCACAAACAAAAAAAATAAAAAATAAAAATTCATTAATTATTAGACCCAATGCAAAAAAGGATGAGTTTTATATATATGTCCAGGATGAAGCTCCGCAGTTTATCATAAAGGGATTTATTAATTCAACAGTAATTTTAAATGATAAAAAATATTTAACTGATTTTGGCCTTGACAGACCACCTTGCTATTCAGTTCCTATTGATCAATTAACACCAATATTTTTACTCAAAGATGGGGGTTGGAATTGATCCCATTTCCTAAAAAAAAATACAATATTATTTATGCTGATCCTGCTTGGACATTTAATTTTTGGAGCAATAAAGCACAAAGAAAAGTTTCAGATCATTATGATCTTATGTCATTTCAAGATATTTATAAAATGCCAGTAAATGAAATTGCAGATAATAATTGTATTTTATTTATTTGGGTCACATATCCAAACTTATTAGAAGGATTAGAAACTATTAAAAGATGGGGATTCATTTACAAAACTTGTGGTTTCAGTTGGATAAAAAAAAATAAAAAAGCTGATAGTTTATTTTGGGGTATGGGTTATTACACCAGATCTAATAATGAAATTTGTTTACTTGCAACAAAAGGCAAACCAAAGAGAATATCATCAAAAGTACATCAAGTCGTAATTGAAAAAATTAGAGAACACAGCAGAAAACCAGACACAGTAAGAAATCGCATAGTTGAATTATGCGGTGATCTTCCAAGAATTGAACTCTTTGCCAGACAAAAAACACCTGGATGGGATGTTTGGGGTAATGAAGTATGAGTAAAATAATTTTAGATTTGTGTGGTGGCACAGGATCTTGGTCAAAACCTTATAAAGAAAATGGTTATGACGTTAGAATTATTGATTACCATGAATGGGGTGTCGAATTAGCACCTGGCTTATATGCACCTTACATAAATTATTCAGGTGATGGCAAAAACGGTGACATAAGATTGTTTAAAAAGATTAAAGAAGAAGTTTATGGAATATTGGCAGCTCCGCCATGTACTCACTTTGCAGGGAGTGGTGCTAGATGGTGGAAGGAAAAAGGTTTAGAGCCATTAAGAGACGGATTATCTATTGTTGATGCAGTTTTTAGAATTGTGTTTGCACATAAACCTAAATTTTGGGTGTTAGAAAATCCTGTTGGTAGATTAGTACATTATATTGGTAGACCTAAAATGATTTTTAATCCTTGCGATTATGGTGATCCTTATACAAAAAAAACTTGTTTATGGGGTAATTTTAATAAACCCAAAAAAAATAAAGTGAAGCCATTAGAGGGTAGTAAAATGCATTTATTACCACCATCAAAATATAGAGCAAGGGAAAGAAGTAAAACTCCTCAAGGTTTTGCTCAAGCATTTTTTGAGGCAAATAAATAATATGAGTTGGACATTTGAAAAAGTTGATGTTGAATTGCTAGATAATCTTAATTTAAATAGCCATGAGAAATTAATCTATATTTTATTAAAAAGATTTAAGAATTGTAAAACAGGCATAAACGTCAGCAATAAATACTTAATGAAACGTACAGGAATTAAGTCAGAAGTCACTCTCCGTAAGTATGTTGACAATTTGACACTTTTTGGACTTATTGCCAGACAGCAACCAAAGAGAAATGCTCCCAATAAATACACTTTTGATAGAAATGAAATGCAAGAAATAATTAGAATGAATAGAGGAAAACGTAAAATAATATCTGAAAAAACCAAAGCTAAACTACATGAGAAAAAGGTAATTGAGAATATTAAAAAAGGTAAGGTAGTTGATATTACAAATAAGGGGAGGGGTTAATTTTTTATGGTCAGAGGGGTTAATTTTTGTTCGTCTTAAATAGATAATAATTAATAGAAAATATATATATATGGATAAGAAGAAATTTATAGCAAAGACTCTTGATAATATTAGAAAGAAATCTAATTTTAATTATCAAAAAGCCATAACCAGAAATAAGAATAACCCCACCACCCATGCCAGACACAAACAAATCAAAGAAATGCGATCTAAGCTAAGTAATGACCGATTTATGGACTATTTAGAGGAGGTTTTTAAAAGTGATTAATATAGAATATCCTTTAACACCTAGTCATCTTGATAAACTTTTACAGATCACATCTTTTGTAAACAAACATTTACCAAATATCAAAAAACCCATTTGCCCAACCAATTTTATGCT